CATAGGCTTGGTCAGGTGGAGGTACTAAACCAAACTCTTGGCTAGGTGTTCTGAAGACCGCCTTTGGAAGACCTCTGACACTCTCTGAAGGGTTATACTCGTTATCAAGGTGTCGGTTTAAGTACTCTTGATAGGCGAGAATGACTAGCTTAGAGGTTTCATTACCGAGTGTGTCGTCCCTCTTAATGCGGAAGGTGTTAAAGTCAATTGTCTTAGCGTCTGACGGAAAGGCATACCTTGTCTCTCCCGGTGTTACAGTCTCTTCCTGCTCTACATGGTTGTAAGGCCACTCGTACTGTTCCTGATTAATAAAACGAATAGATGCGTTTACACTATCCTTTGCAGAAGCATAAAAGCCAACAGCCGTGTCAAAGTTGTCCGTAGTAAGCTCTACTTCATTCAACCGTCTAGAAATATCATTAACTAAACCTAAGTAATCATATGCCATTTAGCGTTCCTTTATGCGGAGCTTTACTACTCGTTCAGCTTGACTACCAGAACTATCCGTAATCCTGCAGTAGAATTTATACTCTGTGTTGTTTGTACCTAAGCCTAAATTAATAGTAGTTACAGTGTCTGTCTCTGTCTTAGATACGTTCTGAATACCGTTTACAACTTCACCATCGCCTAGCAGCGTCTTGACTTCAGAGCCATTGTCTACAAACCATTGTACACCTGCGAGTGAAACGCCTGTACCCAAGAACCTAGACCAGTCAACACTGTAATCTAGCTGTTCGTCAGGGTCTTTGTTAGGCCAACGCATACTCATACCTTAATCCTCAGTTGCGTACACTGTTCTTTCAGCAGAACTATGTAGTCTTTCAATTGTCACGGTTCTATTCTCTTGTGGTACTCGTGCAGTCCTATCGGAAGATGTCACTCCACCTGTAATGTACACGACTCTGTTCTCTTGGGGTACTCTTGCAGTGCGTTCAGCAGGTGTAGTCATTATGCCGCCCTCGCAACTACTGCAGTCCTTCTACGGCTATATAGGTCTTTAACCGCATTAAAGTCAAATACGTTACCTGTAGGCGTAACCTCATCGTTTATAAGCTCAGCAGATACACCAACAACACCTGCACCTGTATGTACCTGAGGTGCATTTACCGAAGCTACTGCCACTACACCTGATAAGAACTCTTCACGTACATTAGGTGAAACTAAACCAACACTAAACTCAGAGCTTACCCCTGTAAGGTTGTGAGTGTTGCTAAACTTAATGTCACTACTTACTGATCCAGTAGCTGCAACTGATGTTAGTATTTCTGATACGTTTACTCTAACGCCTGAGATAGAAGCAGTAGCAATAAGGCTAGCTGTTACACGTTCTGTGACATCAATCTCAAAGCCACCAGCACTAGGTACTTCTACTTGGCTTGTACCTACGACACCTAAGACAGGCACAGTGTTAACAGACCGAATGTCTAACCCAGCAGCGTTTACAGTGAAGGTAGCTTGGACACCTGTAGGCTCAGCTTTTAGATTAACCTTAACAGAGCTTACTGTTACTGTTGCTTCTACACCAGAAAGAAACTCTTCTCTTACGTTAGGTGAAACAATCCCAATAGAAGCGGATGCACTTACACTAGCTGGTACGTGAGAAACATCGACCAAGCCATACCTAGCTGATCCGTATCTTCCTGCTCCATATGTAGCAGATGAGGTTAGAAACGCCATGTCCTAGCCTTTAGGCAATACGAATGATTGCGTTAGTTGCATCTGCTGTTGGAAATTCAATTGTTAAGTCACCAGCTGTTGCAGAGACAGTGCCACCAAAGTCGATAACGCAGACTGCTTTGTTAGCCTGTGCCGTGTTATAGATGATACAGCCATCACAGGACGTAGTTACATCAGCAAATACTTCATCTGTAAAGTCTAGGTATGCAGTAGTGCCTGAGGTGGCAATGGTCGCACCATCAAGTACTTGACCACCCGCAGTATAGTTAGTGCCTGTAGCTTCATCCGAGTTGCCTGTAACATCAGAGTAGTTAGTTGTAGCAGCACCGTATGTACCTGAGGGTGAAGCCTTAATAAGAGCCAGCTTTAAAGAAGCAGTATCCAAGTCATGGACACCACCAAGTAGCTCTGCTTTAAAGCTTGTACACATTGCTGTTGTGATAGCCATGTTCTAATTCCTTACATCTTGTTTATATCTTCTAGGCTTTTCAAAGTAACCCGTTACCTGTAACTCAGGAAATACTAGAGTATAAGTAAGCTGAAGGGCCAGCCTCCTAAGAGACCAGCCCGACAGACTAAGTAGTTTTAAGCAGCGTTGTAGTGTGCTGTGACAAGAGCTTCAGGGCGCAAGATTTTGCGGCCATAAAGGTGCATACCACGTACAATATCAGCGAAGCTATCTGGGTCACGATAGTTCTCAACCTTGTTGATTTGCTCAGCAGAAGCAACTGCATCGTCCTGACCTGCAACAATAACACCAAAGTTAGTGTCCTGTGCAAGTGCACCAGAAGTACCTGCGCCTGTACCAGCGGCAGGCAGTGCATTGGAAACGTACACACGGAAGCCGTGCATGTTGTTCAAGACGAGACCGTTCTGCAAGCCAGAGCCGCCGAAGTCAGCGTTCAACATGCGTGAATCTTCGTCTTTCAGCATCTCTACGAACACTGGGTCAAGTACGATCCAACGGCCACGAGAATCAACGTTTGCAGTATCCATCTGACGTGCCATACGTGCAATCACTGTCAAAGGAGAAACAGTCGCTGTAGACAACGCTGTTGCGCCGGGAAGACGTGGTGCAAGCGGAATGGAGTCGCCAGTAGCATAAGCGGTTGATGCAGAGTCAGCAGTACCCAACGAGCCGAAGCTTGTTGCATCCAAGTGGTTAGCAGTAATGTACTCACCAGTCGCTGTCAAAGCAGTCTGCTTGTCGCCTGAGGAAGCAGTGATCTTAGTACCATCAGCATTGTGACCTGAGAGGTAACCAAGAACGTCTGTGTCCATTGCGTCAGCCATCTTATATGCAGCACGATCAGCAGCCAAGCTGGTGAAGTCTACATTTGAGAATTGCTCTTCAATGTCATCCATCTTGAAAGCAAAGTAGTTAGCTTGATCAATGGTCAGCGAGAAGTCAGAGTCATCAAGCTTCTCTACTGAGATACCTGTGTGACGCTCAAGAGCGTTGACTGTTACGTCTGGCTCTTTTTGAATGCGAACAGTGTCGCCTTGGTTTGCAATGTCACCGAAGTAAGAGTTGTTGGTGATTGCGCTAGTAACAGCAGAGCGACGAAGCGCGATCTGTGCTTGCTTGGAGTAGATAATCGGGGAGAAGTTCCCGTTAAATCCACCTGATGCGGAAGTAATAGCCATTGTGTAATCCTTTCAAGATATATGTGGCTTGAGGTAGACACTACATATCCACTTGAAAGAGGCTCTTTTTATAGGGTGGTCAGATATGCTCTCAGGATTTGCGGTCCTTTGTGCGCTGGGCCTATAATAGGAGGTAGTTCTTTTTGCTGTGAATTAGTGCTTAGTTAAAAGCATACACACGTAGTTGATTCCTAGCAGTGTATATGCCTATAGTTTTACTTACGGATAAGGTAATGTCAATCTATTTCTTTGACATATCGTAAATAAACTTACCTTGTCGTTGAGCCTCAAAGATAGCTTCTGATTTACTTTCGTACTCTTTGAAGGACATCTTCGCTACTTTAGACTCGCTGAAATAATTTGAAGAGTCATCTTGACTAGGTGTTGTATTTCGTTTTGTTCTCACAGAAGATGCAGCCTCTTTATCAGAGCGTGAAGAACGGGTAGCCTTAATACCAGTGTCACTCTTATAAAGATCAATTACACGTGCCACAGACTTAGCGTCATCAGAGTTCTCGTAGAGTGCATCTTGCACCCACTTAGGCTGTGCTTCTGCCCAGTCATGGAAGGCATCATCACTACGGATACCCTCAAAGTCAGGGTGCAGCTGTAGTAGCTCAGCTTCAGCACGGTCACGCTGAACTTGGATACGCATCCCTTCAATCTCTTTTAGTCTACTGTCTAGGCCGTCTGAAAACTCACGTGACTTCTTGTCTGCAATAGCCTCAACAATACCCGCTACATCAGGGTACTTCTTAGTCCACGCTTCGATCTCTTGATCCGACTTAGGTAGCACCAACTCATTCGCAACTGCA